AGAACAAGTTTATAATATTTTTCAACATCTAAATTCTGAAGTCCAAGTTTGTTTATTTAGTGCTACTTTACCACACGGTATAAATAGTATAATTGAAAAAATAATGCGTAATCCAGTAAGAATTTGCGTAAAAAGAGAACAATTAACATTAGAAGGTATTTCTCAATATTATATTGCGGTAGATGATGATAGGCAAAAATATACCACATTAAAACATTTCTTTTCATTTATAAATTTGTCACATACAATTATTTATTGTAATAGTATTAAACGTGTTCAAGATTTATACGAAGCAATGTGTGAAGATGGGTTTCCTGTTTGTAGAATACATAGTAATATGGAGAAGCCAGCACGCGATAAAGCATTTAATGACTTTAGAAATGGAAATACAAGATTTTTGATATCATCTAACGTAACAGCTCGTGGCATTGATATTCAACAAGTCAGTGTAGTTATAAATTTTGATGTACCAAAGTGTGTTCATACTTATTTACATCGAATAGGTCGTTCTGGAAGATGGGGCAGAAAAGGCGTAGGAGTAAATTTTATTACAAGAAGAGACATAGGACAAATGAAAAGAATAGAAGAACACTATTCAAGTCAAATAAACGAAATGCCTGCTGATTTGTCATTTTTAAGTAAAATTTAAAAATTAAAAATAATTTTATACAATATAAAAAAATAATAATATTTAACTAATGTATAAATTATGTCACACGAAAATACATTATATATAATTATAAATAATTCAACAAGCGACTATAATATTTGAGATTGTTTTGAAATTTTCAAAGATTTAGAATTAGCTGAACGAATACTCATAAACCTTTATAAAACAAAAGTTGATATTATATATTTTAATTATGAAACTAAAGTATACAAATTTAACAATAATAAGTATGAGTTAACAAAAGAATCTTAATCTTATAATTATAAGTTGAACAATTTTGTAAAACATTCGTAAAAATAGTTCATTATATTTCTAATTTAAAATATAATGAATTCTGAATCAAAAATTAATGAGATAAATGATCATTTTAAATTACCTATTTATTATAATCGTAATAAAATAGAAATAAATAAAAATATTATAAAAGATTTAGAGTTAATTGAAACAATAGATTCTTCATGTAATCCTATTTATAATTTTTGTTTCGATAATGATAATGATATTTCTCAAAAACTTAATCAACAAATATGTAAGTTCTATACAACAGATACTCAGTTTTTAAAAGACAATCAAATACTTTTAAAAGAATACAAACCATTAGGCGTAAAATACACTGATTATTCTAAAAATTATAAAAATATTGTCGATATATGGAATGAATTGAAAATTGATAATGGTTTTAAAGAGAGATATTACTTTATAGAATGGGAAATATTAGAATTTCTTAATCGTTCTGAATGGTTTCTTCAATTTATGAGTATATATAATCTTCTATCGCCGGTTATTTCATTGCTGGTGCCTATTATAATACTTATAATTCCTTTTATTATTATTAAAATGAAAGGGTTACAAATAAGTATTAATGAATATATTGATGTATTAAAAATAGTAGCAAGTCAGAATGCTATAGGAAAACTATTTGTAGTAAATTTTAATGAAATAAATGCTCAGGAAAAATTCTATATTTTTATATCAGCAGCTTTCTATCTATTTTCAATTTATCAAAACTTTATGGTTTGTCTAAGATTTAATAACAATATGAAAACTATGCATAATCATTTTAATGAAATAAAAATTTATATTGAACATACAATTCATTCTGTTGAAAACTATTTACAATACTCATCTACTCTCTCGACACATGAAGATTTTAACAATATTCTTAGAGAGAAACTAATAGTATTTAAAAATATACAGGATAAGATAAAGACTATTTCTGATTATAATATGTTTAATTTTAGTAAAATTAAAGAAATAGGTTATGTATTCAAATGCTTTTATGAATTACATACTGATAAAATTTATGATGATGCTATTATGTATTCGTTAGGATTTAATGGTTATATGGATTGTTTAAAAGGATTACAAAAAAATATTGTAGATGGAAAAATAAATTATGCTTTGTTTATTGATGAGTCAAAAAAATCAGTATTTGAAAATAGTTATTATGCTTGTCTTAAAAATTCAAATCCAGTAAAAAATAACATCAAATTGAAGAAAAATATGATAATAACGGGTCCTAATGCTTCAGGTAAAACTACAGTATTAAAATCTACATTAATTAATATTTTATTCTCTCAACAATTCGGTTGTGGTTTCTATGATTCAGCTAAGTTAAAGCCTTTTAAACATATTCATTGTTATTTAAATATTCCTGACACTTCTGGTCGCGATAGTCTATTTCAAGCGGAAGCACGAAGATGTAAAGAAATTTTAGATATTATTAGTCTAAATCCCTTAAGGGATGATACACATTTTTGTGCTTTTGATGAATTATATTCAGGAACAAATCCGGAAGAAGCTGAACAAAGCGCAATAGCATTTATGAAATATATTACAAAATATAAAAATGTTTCATGTTTATTAACAACTCATTTTATAAAGGTATGTAAAAAGCTGGATAAAACAAAATCAATTATTAACTGTAAAATGCTAACAGAGAAAAAAGAAAATCAATTAATTTACAAATATATATTGGAAGAAGGAATTTCGGATATTAAAGGAGGAATTATAGTATTGAAACAGATGAATTATCCAAAGGAAATAATTGATAATACGATACTACTATAAATAATAAATTAATTCGTTATTAAATGAATTTATTTATATAATCTTTTTGTAATAAAATGGCATCTTTAACTGATTTATTTAATCCAACTTTTTTTATGTTTTTAGGAATATTACTACTTGTTGTAGCTCTTCTTGTCGTTTATTATGAGGGAAAAATGAGAGAACAAAATCATAAAATTGCTTCTATGTTAAGTTTAGTTTCTACATTAGCTGATGATATGAATGGTGTTAAAATGGGTCTTAATCATTTAGTTATTAGAGGTGGTCAAGGTTTTTCACAACCTATTCATGAAAATTTAGGAATAGTTCAACCAATACAAAATCCCTTAAGGGATTTAATTGAAGTATCTGATGATGAAAAATCTGAAGAAGAAGATGAAGACCAAACTGATGATGAAGAAGACCAAACTGACGATGAAGATGAAAATATTAAAGTAATAAAATTACAAGTTTCTAAGGAAGATGAAGATGATGAAAATAACACAGTATATTATGATGAAATTGAGGATTTAGCAGAATCAGATTTAAATGATGAATTGCCAGAAATTACAGATGATTACGTTGAACAAGTCTTGGATCTAAAATACAGTAATGATGAAATAAGTAAAATAGACGAAGTAAAGGAACATTTAGAAGAAAGTAATATTAATTTATCTACTGAATTAAAAACTATTTCTATTAATTTAGGACAGGAAAAACAACCTTTAGAAGAATCTATTGAATACAAAAAATTACAATTATCAAAGTTAAGAAGTATTGCTGTCGAAAAAGGTTTAACATCAAGTTCAGAAGTATCTAAGCTGAAGAAACCTGAAATATTGAAATTGCTTGGCGCTGAATAAGTTTTATTTTGAATATTATTTAAATAATTTTATTTAATACATATTATGCGTATTAAATTAAGTGAAATTTTATTATAATTATACTATATAAATGTCAAGTTTAACTTGTTACAGCAATAAAACAACACAATATGGTTGGGAAAATTGTTATAATGCTTCAAATAATTATGATTTTAATTCTCCTGCGAAAATGGCAGACGGAAGATTATGGAGCCAATGGCAACCAGATGCCGTCATAAATGAAAGAATTCAGAGACAAGAAAATATACATACTAATTGGGGTTACCGTCAATTCCTCCAAAAAAATGGTTTAGAAATCATGAAATACAATAATCAAGAAGCATGTTACACACTTGGTTTAGATCCACATTTTAATACAGGCAAAACACCTTCAGATAATGTTCCATATACATTTAAAGGTACATTTGATTCGAGTAAACCAGGTTTTGGTTATTGTAACTCAGATCTTAAAAACCCTTATTTATCGAGAGAACAATTAAATTCCAGATTGGTTGCTCCAACAATTAATCCTGCTAATTTTCAAAAATAAATTATAGATTATAACATAATAAATAAGTTTTAATAAAAATATATATTATGAAAGTTCTTTCTATTGATGTTGGCATAAAAAATTTAGCATTATGTCTTTTTGAAAAATCTCCTAATACCGAACATTTTAAGGTTATAAAATGGGATGTTATTAATTTAACAGAAGAAGAAACATTAAAATGTAGTTTTCTTGATAAAAATAGTATTTGTAATAAACCGGCTAAATTTAAAAAAGAAAACCAATGCTTTTGTGTGAAACATTCAAAAAAACAGAAATTTAATATTCCAACGCCTGAACAAAAACATTCTTTTATAAACAAACAAAAAATAAATAAATTATATGA